CTCCTCCGTCGCGTCTTTTGACCCGTCTCTGGGTGCAAAAGTCATGCGCCGATGGATCATGCGGACGCGCTCGACGTCACCGCTGCAGTAAAGCGCCACGTCGCGAATGCGTCCGTCCCTAACGTAGTCCCATACCAAACTGCCATCGATCTCATCGCCGATCTCAGTGCCTTTGGTTGGCACATTGAAAACCCTGCAAAGCTTGTCGAGACTCACTCGGTTGCCCACCCCGGCCCACTGCACCATCGTGTCGTAGACGGTTGTGTCCCACGGTCTTGCGTCAAACGGGATAAATGAGGGAGGACGCACCCCCAAAATCATCGAGCGGTGCAAAAGAAAGCGCAGATCAAAGGCGACGATGTTGTGGCCGATGAAAAGCGGCTTTCGCTCTAACACGGGGTTATGGGCCGAGCGCAAAAGATCGTAGAGCTCTTCGATCAGGCTCGCCTCATCCGAGGCCCAGTTCTCGGAATAGATATTGGCAGGCGCTTGATCATCGAATGCAAGCGATATGGCAACGACCTGCCCCGATGCACCGTCGAACGACGTTTTCCGCCACTTCACTTCCGTTTCGGCATCGATCTCGGCCTGTTTGGTGAGCACATACTCGGCAATCTTGGCCTCGTCTTTGTAGTTAGACGGCGGCTTAATCGACGCTTTGGCGCGCTCGGCGTCGTCTTTAATCTCTTCTAGCACCCTCGGGTTCTGTGCCGGAATAGTCTCGATATCGAGATAAACGTTTAATCGGTGCTGTTCAGTCATCGTTTCTCCCTTTATAGTCATTGAGTCGTTTCACGATTGCGTCGAAGTAGCGCGCCTCGATGAAGTCGATGCTTGCCTTCTTGTATGCGGTGGCAATGTCGGCTGGCGGTTTACCCACCAACTCGCAAAGTGACTTGATCTGGGCGACCTGATCCGCGCTCAGGAGCGCCTCTTTCGTGTCGGAAGAGGTCGTTTCGGCCTGAGGGTCGCGTCGGCGTATCGGGGTCGGTACGTTTTGAGAGCTTTTCGGTTTGACCTCATGGGTGCTCGCATCAGAGTCGTTATCGCCCTCTGTTGGTATGCAAAACGTCTGAATCACGGCGTACTTGTAAGCGGCGCTCATGGCCTTGTTGGTGGCCTTATCACCGCTGTCCATCGCCTCGCCGTACATCCGCACGGTATGTTTGCTGCCGTCGATGGTTGCAACGAAATCGAACTCCATCTCTACGGTGACGTAGAAAAGGGCGGTTCCCGTCTTGTTGATCCTTTCTGTGACCTCACGGGATATACAGCGCGGCAGGATGAGGAGCCCGGAAGAGGCAAGGTGCAACGCAAGCGCGTTAAAGATGTCGTCGATCCCCCGGAACGCGTAGCCTTGCTGCACATTCTTTCGGTTCTTCCCAATTGGGTTATTAGCGAAACAGGCGGCAACGGCTGCGATGCACTTGTAGATCTCAAGCTTGTCATTTGCCATTGCGCAGCCCTCTCTTCCAGCTGTTACTGGTGATCGGGTCATGGCCAAGCCTGGGCCAAAGCGCGCGCACAGTTTCGGCAGCCCCCATCGACTCAAGTTGCTGTCGCGTGTAGAGCCGCAGCGTGCGCATGTAGCCTGGTCTGACCCAGCCAGACCTTACGAAATGAGGTACGAAAAGAACGTTTTTAAGCAGAAAGCAGACGTAGAGCTCGTGCTGCGCAGGGGTGTTCGGATGGGCCATCTAAATGACCCTCTGCGCTTGATTCCAGGCGGATCGCCAGGGATATCCCTTACGGCGGAAATGCAGGACGTCTTTAAAGAAACAAAGTAATCGGGTTGCTGTTTTCAAGAACTTTCTCCTTCGGTGCATGGATGGAGAAATCTTGATAGCGATTGACAAGGCACTTGGCTCGTTTATTTGTCTTAAACGAGCAATTTGCGAGCAATCTGAGAGCAATTGCTCGTGAATTGCTCGTGAATTGCTCGTTTTGGACTGGCTTAACGAGGCAAGTAAGGCGGCCGCATCGCAGATCATGTGCTCTCCACAGGGAGGAGCAGCGGAAAACACATGAGTAAATCAACTTTTAATTGGGGAGAGTCATCTGGTGAGACTCCCGTCAGCTATTGGGGAGAGTCATCTGGTGAGACTCCCGTCAGCTATTGGGGAGAGTCATCTGGTGAGACTCCCGTCAGCTATCAGCCGTCGTGCGCGGGAGATGCCTGATGGCTCTGCGTATCAAAAATTGGTTGAGGTATCAGCACTTTAAAGACCGCAGGCCGCCGTGGATCAAGCTTTATCGGGATCTTTTGGATGACCCGGATTGGCACGCCCTCGATGGTGAGGTCTCCAAGCTTCTGGTGGCGCTGTGGCTGATTGCAAGCGAAGACGACGATCAGGAGGGAAAACTTCCCGACAGCAGACGATTGGCCTTTCGGCTGCGCATGACCGAAGAGAAGATCAATCAGCTGCTGTTGGGGCTCAATCACTGGCTGGAACAAGATGATATCAACTTGATATCAGAGCGATATCAACCTGATATCAACTTGATATCAGAGCGATATCAACTTGATACACCAGAGACAGAGACAGAGACAGAGACAGAGACAAAGATAGAGCGCAGCCAGACGCAGAATCCTGTTGTCTTATCAAAAAGGAAAGAAGCTGAAATTCCAAAAGCGGTTTCGCAGGAGGTTTGGAATGACTTCGTCAAGCTTCGGCGAGCAAAAAAGTCACCGCCTACCGACACGGCAATCGCTGCAATCGCTCGGGAGGCAAAAAAAGCCGGGTGGTCCTTAGAGAAAGCGCTTCAGGAGTGCTGTGCGAGAGGCTGGACGGGTTTTAAGGCCGATTGGGTCCAAAACGAAGGCCCCAAGACCCGGGAAACCGAACGCTGGCAAGAAAGCGTGAACGGTGTGCGGGCCAAAGGCGAGGAGCTTGGCGTGCCATGGCAGCCCGGCGTCACGTTTGGACAGTACGTCGAGCTTCTCGAGAAAAGCCTGCGTTGAGGCCCGTGAGCTGTGATTGCTGCCAAAAGCCTAACGGATTTGTCTATCGCGGCTCGTGTCTGGCCTGCTGCGTGCGGCTCGTGCTCACTGCCCATCCCAATCGATACACGGCGGCTGCATTGCTTGCCGCGATCGAGCGGCACCCACAGGCGCAACCCAGGACGGACATCGTCGCTGCGGTCCGAATGGAACTTGAAAACCGATCAGAGAAAGGCAAGAAGCAAGAAGATGAGAATCCTTTTCCCATGGTTTCCTAAGGAACTGAGCCCAAACGCCAGGGTTTTTTGGCGCAAAAAGGCAGCGGTAGCCAAGACCTACCGGGCCGCGTGGTTTGTGCTTGCGGCAAGCGCAAAGCCGCTGCCAATCACTGAGCCGGAGGTTCCTTTACTCGTTACCTTTTACCCACCTGATCGCAGACCTCGCGATCTCGATAACTGCATCGCGGGGATTAAAAGTGGCATGGACGGCCTGGCTGATGCGCTGGGCATCAACGACAAGCGCTTCGTCCCGACCTATCGAATGTCGGACACAAGAATGGGGGCGGTGACTGTCGAGATTCACGTGGAACAAAAGGCGAGCGTATGAGTGAACGTCGAATTCAACGACAGCACGGCCATCAGGAGTCGGCCCCAGGCCATCGAATTGAAGACCCTGAAGGCCCTCTTTTTCAAAGCGCCGCTTCTGCGGCCGCCTTCGCCCTTAACTTTTCCGGTCAGAACTATCAAAAGCCCCTGACGAGTCGAATGGCGCAACCCGCGTCGGCAAGGGGCAGGGGGCTCTCTGGATTGGATGGGGCGGCACAGGCTGGAATGATTCGCGCCGAACTTGCCGCGATCGGCTTGACCGGGGAGGCCATCATCATCGCCGAGATGACCAACAAGACGAAGCCCTGCACTTGCAAGGCTCCTTGCTGCTCGGGAGAGCTCACCAACTGGGAGTGGGCTGCCGCCATCGGGTTGCTGTCCAACATCGCGAAGGACATGAAGATCTGCCCGGGCTATGCCAACGTGCGAGCCAACTTGCTAAAGAGGTTTTTTGGCGTGCCGCTGGAAATTACCGAGATTGCAAGGCTGTGTGGTGTCACCCGAGACACGGTCTACAACCACAACGCCAAACTCTTCTCGGTGTTCAAGCCGCTGAAAAAGAAAGCGTGGAGCGACTTTGATGCGCGCCTTGTTGAGAGCAGTTTGATTAGCAATCAAAAAGTCCCTTGACAGCCATACATTTGGTGTCGAAAATCGAGGCCAATTAGATAAGTACCAGAATTCCCCCTAAGCCCGACGCCCGCAAGACGTTGGGCTTTTTGTTTTCCTGCTGTCTCCTTCTCGCCTCGCAGGCGGGCCTGCCCCGTGTTTATCCGGGGCTTTTTTATTCCAAGCCGATCGCATGCCTGAACGACCAAAGACCGTCTGCCGCCATCCTGGCTGCGGACGGCTCATCGGCGAACCGGGTTACTGCGAACGGCACATCAAAGCCGAGCACGACCGCAAGGCTTTGGTGGACAGGTGGCGCAAGAGCTCAAGTGCGCGTGGTTACGATCGCAAGTGGCAAAGGTCTCGGAGTCTCTTTCTGACTCAGTTTCCGTTGTGCTTGTCTTGCCAGGCTCTTGGCCGGGTCACGGCAGCCACCGTCGTGGATCACATCGTGCCCCACCGGGGTGACGTCACGTTGTTTTGGGATGAGCGCAACTGGCAGCCGCTTTGCGTGCGCTGTCACAACGCCAAGACCGCACGAGAGGACGGAGGCTTTGGTAACGCCACAGGCAAATAGGTCAGCTCCGAGCAATTCCACATCAAACGTGTAATTCCACGTCTAACTTGTAATTCCACGTTTCGCGTGGAATGACCGCTTTTTCATCGTTTTCGGGGCGTCTCACGCCCGTTTTGACCCGGTTTCCACTCGTTTTGGGGGTGGGGGCGGTCAAAAAGTCTCCACGTTTTCCGTGGGAGACCGCGCGCCAAAGCGAATTTTTCCGTTGGCAAATTGGAGCAAGGGGGGGTGTTTGAACAATCCCGCAGACAAAGTTGAGCGCTGGTCGATCGACCGGCTGATCCCGTACGCAAAAAATGCACGAACTCACAGCGATGCCCAAGTGGCGCAAATCGCGGCTTCCATCAACGAGTGGGGGTGGACGATCCCGGTTTTGGTCGCCCCGGACGGTCAGATCATCGCAGGCCACGGAAGAGTCCAAGCGGCACGAAAACTCGGGATCACAGAAATCCCGGTGATGGTTGCCGACGGGTGGACAGAGAATCAGAAGCGGGCATACGTACTGGCAGATAACAAGCTGGCATTGAACGCCGGTTGGGATCAGGAGTTGCTGAGCCTGGAGTTAAGCGAGCTGCAGGCCTTGGGTGCGGATCTCAATCTGATCGGCTTTAGCGACGAAGAGCTCTCCAGGCTCATGGACAGCGGCAACGAGGGTCTTACTGATCCGGACGAGATTCCGGAGGTTCAAGAGACCCCGATCTCGGTTCACGGAGATATCTGGGAGCTTGGTCCGCATCGACTCCTGTGCGGCGACTCCACAGTTCTCACCGACGTAGAAAAACTCATGGCCGGGGTGAAAGCTGATATGTGCTTTACCGACCCCCCTTACAACGTCGACTACGGCAACACTGCCAAGGACAAGATGCGCGGCAAGGATCGACGCATCATGAACGACGCATTAGGCGACAAGTTTTACCAGTTCCTCTACGACGCCTGCGTCAACATTTTGACTGTCACCAAAGGGGCCTGCTATCTGTGCATGAGCTCTTCGGAGCTGCATACGCTCCAGCGGGCCTGGATTGAAGCTGGCGGCAAGTGGTCAACTTTCATCATCTGGTCAAAAAACACCTTCACGCTCGGCCGCTCCGACTACCAGAGACAGTACGAGCCGATCCTCTACGGATGGAAAAACGGCGCTGACCACTTCTGGTGCGGCGATCGAAACCAAAGCGACGTCTGGAACTACAACAAGCCGCAAAAAAACGATCTTCACCCGACGATGAAGCCAGTCGAGCTGGTGGAAAGGGCGATTCGAAACTCAAGCAAAACCGAAGACATTGTTTTTGAACCATTCGGTGGCGGTGGGTCAACCCTGATTGCTTGTGAGCGCAGTGGACGGGTGGCTCGTGTCATCGAGCTCGACCCCAAGTACTGCGATGTGATCGTGCGTCGCTGGCAAGACTTCACTGGCAAGGAAGCGACGCTTTCAGCTGATAAGCGGACATTTAATGAGGTATCAAATGGCAGGACGCAAGCCCAAGCCCACGCCGCTTAAGATCGTCCAGGGAACATTTCGCAAAGACCGCTCTAACGAGCGCGAGCCACTACCAAGCGGCACCCTTTGCGAGGCCCCGGACTATCTCACGCCAGAGCAAAAACAAATCTGGGACTACGCAATTGCGCACGCTCCGGCTGGTCTTTTGAAAAAACTCGATCTGTCTGTTTTGCAGGTGTGGGTCATCGCGTGCGCATTTCACCGCGAGGCCGCTTTGAAGGTGACCTCGGCCGGGCAGGTCATCAAAACCCCGGCAGGCTACCCGGTCATCAACCCGTATATGGCCAACATGAACAAGCAGGCCCAGATCATGTTGAAAGCCGCTTCAGAGATGGGATTTACTCCGGCCTCACGCTCGCGCATCGTTGTGGCTGAGGAGACGGTGGCGGATGATCCCTGGGCTCGTCTTGCCGCTCGTAAATGAGCCTTGATTACTGCTACGTCGCTGAACACTATGCACACACAGTCGTTAGCGGGGAAATTCCGGCAGGTAAGTATGTGCGCGCGGCTTGTCAGAGACAGATCGATGACCTAAAGCGCTGGAAGAAAAAGGGGAGCCCCTTTCAATTTGATAAGCAGCGGGCCGCCGATGTCTGTGAGTTCATCGAGCTGCTCCCCCATATTAAGGGGCCAAAATCTGGGGACCTAATCACTTTAGAGCCATGGCAGGTATTTATTCTTACCACGCTCTTTGGTTGGGTTAAGCCAGACGGCTACCGACGTTTCCGCCGAGCGTATATCGAGGTACCCAGGGGAAATGGTAAGTCCGCAATGTCTTCCGGCCTTGGGCTCTACATGCTGTGTCACGACGGAGAGGGCGGCGCGGAGGTGTATTCCTTCGCCACGACCCGCGATCAGGCCAAGATCGTATTCGGCGATGCGCAAAACATGGCGCGTCGCACGCCAGGACTCAAAGCGCACTTTGGCATCGAGGTCAACGCACACAATATCCACGTCCTCAAAACCATGTCTAAGTTTGAAGCCCTCTCGGCAGAAGGCTCAACCCTTGACGGACTGAATACCCATTTCGCTTGTATCGACGAATTGCATGCTCATAAAACGCGAGCGGTCTACGACGTCGTTGAAACCTCCATTGGAAAACGCTCACAGTCGCTGTTGTGGGTGATTACAACGGCAGGTTCCAACAGGGCAGGGATCTGTTATGAGGTTCGATCTTTCGTATCTAAGGTTCTAAATAAGACCGCTACCGATGAGAGTCAGTTCGGAATTATCTACGGCATCGATGATGGGGACGACTGGACCACTGAAGAGGCCCTGATTAAGGCTAACCCGAACTGGAAAGTGTCGGTAATGCCAGCGATCTTGCTGCCGCTTCAGGCTAAGGCCATGCAAATGCCTGCGGCGACCAACAATTTCCTAACCAAGCACCTCAATGAGTGGGTCAACGCAGATACCGCCTGGATGGACATGAGGGCTTGGGAGGCGTGTGCTGACCGGACGCTTGATCAGGAAAGTTTCGTAGGCGAACCCGCGTGGATCGCTCTTGACTTGGCAAGCAAGGTCGATATTGCGGCCAAAGTGACTGTACACAAGCGACTAATCGACGGCCAGGAGCATTTTTACTGCTTTGGTTCGTACTACCTTCCCAGAGAGACCGTCGACCGTGGGGAAAACTCACAGTACCAAGGCTGGGAGCTGCTTGGATTGCTCACCGTCACAGAGGGGGCCGTGATCGACTTTGCCGTCATCGAGGAGGGGCTCACTCAGGATTGCTCTCGATATCAGGTCTGCGAAATTCCTTATGACCCGTTTCAGGCCACCCAGCTGTCGACTCGCATGATGACTCAAGGGGCCCCGATGGTGGAGATGCGTCCAACGGTACTCAATTTTTCTGAGCCCATGAAGCAATTAGAAGCATTAGTTCTGCAAAAGCGTATTCATCACAACGATGATCCCGTCATGACTTGGATGATGTCAAACGTCGTTGCGCACATGGATGCCAAAGACAACATCTATCCGCGCAAAGAACGGCCCGAGAACAAGATTGACGGTGTTGTCGCTTTGATCATGGCGATTGGCCGCGCAATGCAGGCGAGTGAGGAAGGAGACCTCGACGGATTCCTCAGTGCTCCGCTTAATTTTAAGGCGTAAACTCTATGGCCACTTTTTATCAATCCATTCGACGATGGTTCGGCAACATCGGCTCTACCGGCCAGCAAGATGGTGTGCAGTTCACCGAGCCGCTATCGGTCGTTTATCAAAAAAATACGATTTACGGCACCGATGGGGCACTCCAGGTCTCGGCG